AGTCCTCCCATAGTGGATAAATAACCACTTTCGTATGCTTCTCTTAAAAGCTTTTCCATGCCCTCTTGCTCAAAAGCACCGAGCTCGAGCAATTGCTGCCTAACTGATAGTTGTAAGCCTTCTAATCGATTGAGTTTATAGATGCTCTCACGAATAGGCATGAGCTTTTCATACTGCGGGTATCGTTTTACAAAGGACTCGTAATCTTTATAGAGTAGATCACGCTGAGCTTTGGATAAACTAAGTACCAATTTTCGATACTCGATGACACCGTCCTTACCGTACCGAGCATAATAACTAGCAATTTCTTTCTTAATGCTTTCCTCGGTGCGAAGGTATTCTTTACGCATTTTCTTATCAAACGCATTATTCTTCTTGTCCTGAGCAGCAAATAACTGCTCCATACGTTTTTCCCAATATGCTTTTCTTTCGTCAGCCATTATAACCTGCTCCTAGCGACCGCCATTCGAGGTTTACGGTTAAGCACTTGGTTAGTTAAAACCATCTTTTGAGGAACATACCAACCTGCTTCGGTTTCTTGTTTGATTTTTGCTTTCTTGAAATATTCTTTTATAAAATCCAACATAGGGTCAATCGCTTCTGCAAGAGCCTTAAATGCTTCCTTTAGCTGCCTTGAAACTTCTGATAACTTATCTGCATATGTTTCATATTCCATCATTCTTCACCTCCAGGTACCAGGTTACCGTTAGGATCAGTATTAAATCCGCTATCGCCTGCCTCTGCTTCTATACGGGCTATTTCGTCTTTCACGTTATCCACTATAGATAAGACACTCAATTGGGTTTCCTTGCTTACGACACCCTCTAGTTTGCTTGCTGTCTCTGCCTCATCTGCTGTATTCCTAGGAATATTGCGAGTAAACGTATAATCAAGGTTCCGCCACTCTTCTTTCTTAGATGCTTCCATGTTAGTGGGGAGATTGAACACCATTTTAAAGCGCCTATTCTGCCCGCTAGTAAACTTTCTCTCTTTCATTGCGGCCATGTTTTTCATTGGTTGCATTTTGAATTCTAGAGCTACTCCGGATGCCTGGCCAAATGACTCATCGTTAATGTTCGCCACCATGCTAATTTGATAGATTAAGCGTTCTAGCCTATCCAGTAAATTCTCCTGGCTCTCATCGCCGTTTGGCTTTTCCATAAATTCAGCAATAATGTCTTTAATGTTCTCTGATCCGAATAAATTAATAATTCGATTATCCCGGATACTTTGTAGACTAGACTCTTCTAGCTCTACACCTAAGATTTTCAAATAAGCATCTGCAAAATAATCTACATCGTTTGCTTTTTCGGATATCGCTTTATCATAGGCATTAATTAGAGATTCAACCGATTCAAAAATGGACTGGCGCTCCTCATTCTCGATATATTCGATGATAGGCACATCTCCATAATAGTGCGGTTTGTTATCGGTTAGAATTAATCCGTCCTTGCCCTCAGAGATTGCTATTTCCTCACTAGTCGTAAATAGTTGCCCTTTCATTCCATCTTCTTTATCTGTCAGGTACCTAACAGCAAATAAAGGCTTCTGAGCAATCGTATCATCGTAAACAATAAACATATCTAGAGGATTGTTGTACGTGCAGCATGTTTCGGATAACTCGTTTTGATAAAGTAATTCAAACCCATGGCCGTAAATGGACGTGATCTTGCTAAGTTCTGCTAGATTATCGTCCATATCGTTACGTTTTATAAATGTATCGGTGCGCTCATTTATTGCCTTGTCATTGTGAGCAACCTTTACCGGTATCCCAATAAAATAACCGTTAAATGTATCAGTGATGTATTTGGCATAGTTGACGACCAAACGATTATCAGGCTTGTAGCTGTCCTTTGCTTCTCGAGATAGTATAGGAGCATTACTCTCATATAGATTTTTCAATCGGTTATATCTCGGCAATTCTGCCTGGTGTAGCTTGATAAAATCATTAACTATTTCTGGTGTGATTTCTTCCTCTGCTGAATGGATAAATAATGGCATATTTACAACCCTCCTTTAAACGTTTTAATTTGAACGCTTGTGCCCATTTTTTCAGCGATGCCTGTTATCGCATCCGGTGCATCATCGTGAGCGTTTTTACCTTCTTTTTGGTAGGTGGTTAAAGCCTTATATAGTTCTGGCCATTTATTCCGCCAGCCCTCTGGAAAATAAACATGGTCCATTACCCAGGTAGCGTTGGAGAGAATTCTAGCCAGTTTATTTTTACTTTGGTGGAACCAATTCACTTTTGTTTTATTTGAGTGATGCTTATCTTTCAAAATTCGTTCCACACTCCTTGCATACCCTCGACCACCGTTATTCGATTCAATGTGCGCAAGGTTAACCTCATTTTCATACAGTTTCTTTGCTAGTAATGGCTCTGTGACTTCCATTCCGTCTTTCGTATAAATAACATCGAGAATGTAAGCATCATCATCGAATGTCTCCCCATAAATAAAAGACGCTAAATAGTCAGCGCCTTGATCTGCAGTATCCGTGTAAGATGCAATTCTTTTAAACGTTGGTAAATTGTCACCCTTATAGGTTTTGAAATGAGAATAAAGTTTACCCTGAATATCTATAGGCTCTTGCTGGTAGTTGGCTGAAGCGATGTCCTCACCCATGGTCTTTGTTTTACGATCATACTCTTTACGACTTAACACTTCCTCGCAAAGCATCGTACCATCATCCTGTAAGGCTTTTAAATTTACGTGCTTCACTTTATACCCTAGCTTAGGTAATTCGTCTAGCGCTCTTCCCGCAAGGTCCATACTATGCCATCTGGTCATGATTAAAATGATCTTACCGCCCGTTTCTAAACGGGAAAGCATCGTATTCGTGAACCATTCCCAATGACCATTCAACACGTTCGCATTATTTGCCTCTAGCGAGTTTTTTACTAAGTCATCGATGATAATGTAATCAGCACCGAATCCAGTAGACGTACCTGTAGGAGACGTTGCTAGGTAGTTGCTGTAGCTCCCATTAAGGCTCCATAGGTTCATGGCCCCATCACCTTGCTTAATGCTAATACCCGGGAAGATATCGCTATAAACAACTTTATTCGGGTCTGCTTTCACTTCAAGGATCGTATTTCTTACACTTTTTGAAAAAGTAGTAGATAACGTTTCGTTATAGGATCCTGTCATGATCTTTAAATCAGGGTTATTGCCTAAAAGCCATTCAACAAAATTACCGGCTGTCCTGGACTTCCCGTGTCGTGGAGGCATATTGATAACAAGGACGTCATCGTCTGAATTAGAAAAAGACTGTAAATCCTTTGCAAACTCATTTAAAAAGTCCCGACTCCATTTATAGAAATCAGGACTTTTCAAATTGCAGTAGTCGAAAAAATTCCTTCTTGCTAATTCAATTTTCGCACCTTGAATTATTTTTGATTTATCAATATGCACTCCTCTCACCTCCCTATTGCATAAACCCGAATAAAATATTCATCATAATTGCGTAAAATAATTTTTTTGCGAAGTAATGCAATATACTGAACGCTGTTACATCAACTTTTATTTACTACGAAAATAATATCGATATTCAATAACTTATACATCGCTGATATAAAAGGCTTTTTCTTATTGCTCAGCCGATTATTTCCCGACATTTCTGTATATACTTCGAAAAGCGAAATACTTATATCCTGCATAGAAAATGGAAATATTGGCATGTCTCTGTGAGAATCTTATTTTTCGCTACTTGCCAACTTTCTTAATTCTTCGGTTGTTAAGCCCTCAAACGGATTATTAACATCAATCCCGCCTGATAGCTCTAACTTTTCTTTAAACATGCCTAAATGCCTGCCTAGTAATTCTAATGCTTTGACTTTATCGTACGATTCTACGGCAATACCAAACTTTGTTTCTTTGATATTTGAGATAGCTGCCTTTTTATCATTCGGAAGGGAGTCCGTGTCAGCCAGTTCCACCTGTTGAAATTCCTTCCCTGTTTGCGGTGACTTTTTGGTGACAATCTTGGCAAAATCAGCTCCGCTTACAAAGGCGATTTTTGCCAGCTCAGCTAAAACTTTATCCTGAGTTATCTCCGTTCTTTTTTCCCTGGACCTCATTGCCTTTTGTATATATTCAGCAATTTGAGGTTTTCTGAGGTTATCCGCACCTGTCCTATATGCAGTTTTTTCACTGTAGCCCGCACGTATCGCTGCTTGGGTAGCATTTAAATCAATCAAGTATTCATTGCAAAACTTTTTCTGCTTTGCTGTTAACTTTGCCAAAATTATCACCTCGCTTTCAGACAAAATAAAAAGAGCCCTGGTTAGGCTCTCTTATAAATCTACTCGATAGGAAACACCAGCAGTTTCTCTTGCGTCTCTTGCAGCACTCCTGATCTTTTCTCTTACATCGTTAGGACTTTTAATCCTTTTTAGAATTAGCTTTGGACTTGATCCATCGGTACTAATAATTTCAATGTCACCTACGTCCATAATTTTGTCCTTTAGCTTTTGTGTAACCGTGATATCTTTAATCCTGTACAATTCGATATCGTTTTTAGTTGCAGTCATAATCCCTTGTTTCGCGATCTTTAATCGTTCATTCGTTAATTCGTATCGTTCGGTAGGTATTTTTAAAAATCCTTCTTTGTTCCCTTTGATGCCAAATAGATAGGTTTCAAATTCAAGTAGCGTTTTTTCTTCGCTCATTTATAATCAAACTCCCTTTTTATCGTTCTATACCTTATTCGATAAAAAGGAGAAATATTCCTTCTTGTCCGTCAACTTAATCAAACTCTCCGCGTTCAATTGCTTCTTTCCAATATTTGACCTCTCGCCAGCCCTCCAGGTGACCTGTCAACCCACCGTTAAAATCTCTGTCAATATGGTCTTGGAGTGCTGCCATTCTCGACTCCATAGACTTTATTAAATTTTCTTTAACGGTCGGTTTTTTTACACATGTAGGGAACGGACAGAAAACCTTGATACCGCTCCGCCAATCCGCCCAGATGCAGGTCTTACACTTTTCCATGCCGTTCCCTCCTAGCCATATAAAAAAGCACCCTTCACTCGAAGGATGCTTGGTAGTCGTGCCTATACCCCATTTTACACATAAAATTTCTCCTCTTGCAAAAGTTTGGAAAAAGTCGTATTTGAGTCGGTTTGTGACTTTTGAGTCGGTTACACGATTACTTTTTCACCATACAACAATTTCGCAAAATCCTGATTGGGCTCAATTTGGGTCTTAACATCTGCTCGAAGCTTATCGAGTGACTCGCGAGAAATCTCAAGGTGCGTTGCTATCTGCTGCCGTGTCATTCCGCTCAGCATACAATCATAAACGATTTTGTGGATTTCTTTTTCTAGTAAATCACCAGCACTTTCAATGGCAATGACAGCCCACTCGTATTTCTCTAACCTCTCTAGTTGCTTTCGCTCACGAATATCCATGCTTTTTAATTCGGATTGGCTTTTCCCTTTACTTCCCTTTGGCATAGCTGCCTCTATGCCGTATTGCGCCACCCCCCAAGAGTTCATAGGGAACACTTTTCCGTATATGATTTTTTGCAGCCTTTCGATTTCTCGCTTCATCATCCGGTAATCACGGATCAGCTCAATGATATCTATTCTGCCCATGTCATCACTCTCCTGTTACTGCTTATAACTCTCTATTTTCGCTTTCACTGCTTCTAGTAAAGCATCTTGTCCCACCGCTTTATGTTCTAAAGCGCTCATGACCTTTTCGTCCATGGTTCCTTCTGTTACAAGGTGATGGATAATCACTCGGTGCTGCTGTCCTTGACGATCTAGCCTGGCATTGGCTTGCTGGTATAGTTCCAGGCTCCACGTTAGGCCAAACCACACGACGATATGCCCACCAGCTTGAAGGTTTAGTCCATGTCCTGCACTTGCTGGGTGTGCTAGCATCATTTCGATTTCCCCTTTGTTCCACTTCTCGATATCATCGCTTGTCTCTAATTTTGTTGCTTTTTTAAAATGTGCTTGTATCCTGGCTAAATCATGTTGATAGGTATAAAACACCAGCACCGGCTTTCCGTTTGCTGCCTCGATGATGTCCTCTAACGCTGAAAGCTTGGCATCATGAATTTCTTGGACACCTTTGTTCTCATCGTACACGGCACCATTCGCCATTTGCAGGAGCTTATTCGATAGTACCGCTGCCGTGTCCGCTACCACATCTCCTTCCGCAAACGGAAGAAGTAGATCCTTTTCAAGCTGTTTATACTTTTCTCTCGCTTTTGGATTTAGGGGAATTCTCACCACGTTATTGATTCGCTCCGGTAGGTCCAGCCAATCTTTTGCCTGCATACTAATGCAAATATCCGCTATTTTTTGATGAATGGCGTTTTCTGCTTCAGGTTTTAGCCTCCAGCTGTAGACGATATTTCGTTCTCGTTGATCCGGTTGAAAGTATCGGTCCCGATAACCGGAAATCGTTTTTCCTAATCGTTCGCCCTGGTCTAGTAAATAAAGCTGTGGCCATAAATCTAATAAGCTGTTGGGTGCTGGCGTTCCTGTTAAGCCCACAATCCTTTTGATAAAAGGTCTTACTTTCCGTAGGGCTCGGAAGCGTCTAGCCTTTGGCGACTTGAAACTGGAAAGCTCATCAATGACCACCATATCGAAAGGCCAGTCCTTCTTGTAGTAATCCACCAGCCATTCCACGTTTTCACGATTGATCACGTAAAGGTCCGCCTGTTGCTTTAATGCCTCAATGCGTTTACTCTCCTTGCCTAATACCTTGGATACTTTTAGATATTGGGTATGGGTCCATTTTTCTGTTTCTCTGCTCCAGGTATCCTCTGCCACTCGTAAGGGTGCAATCACTAACACCTTTTTCACCTCAAAGGAGTCATGAAGGAGATCCGCAACCGCGGTTAAGGTACTAACGGTTTTACCCATGCCCATATCCAAGAAGAGACCAGACGCAGGTGAATCAAGTATTCGTTGTATGGCGTATTCCTGATAGGGATGCGGATTGAATTTCATGAGACACCTCCTGGATAAACTGGTCAATACTTGAAATCGAATCTAATTTATATACACGAAAGCCTAAAGCCTCTAATTCTTTTTTTCGTTTCGCTTGAAGGGGTCTTAGGGGTTTCCCCGGTGATTTCATCTCTACAAAAATAGTCTGTCCACCTGGAAGAAGGACAACCCTGTCCGGCACACCTGATAATCCAGGTGACGTCCATTTAGCCGCCATGCCTCCCAACTTCCCAACTTCCCGTTTCAATCGCCCCTCTAAATTGCTTTCCAACATGTTCGCCTTTCTCCTCCCAAAAGTGCAGGGTGTATCCGTGTGTCCTTAATGGCCCTATTTCCTTACGTGTATGTGATTATAGAATATGTGTATATACGTATATGTATATATTCTATAATTCACTATCCTCTATAGAATAATAAGGATACAAGGATACACTAAGGTGTTCACGCTTACTCTCCCAACGCTTTTAGGTGTATCCTTAAGGTGTATCCATACCCATTCCCATGGACACACTTAGCCTAAAAATTCTATAAAACCATAAAGTTTGTAATTTTTAAGGATACAAGGATACACCTAGAAAATGGAAACACTTTAGCCGACTAAAGATACACCTAAAGGGGTTATGGATACACTTTTTAAGGGTATGGATACACCTAACTTCATGAAATGTTCACGATTTGTTCGTATAAAATTGGCTCGCTTTTTATGTTGTCCTTTGCTAGTTTTTCTTGTAGCCTTTTACGAAAACACTCTTCACAGAATGAGCTGCTCCAATAACGAGCAGGTTCAGTTTTACACTCTACGCAATACTTCGACACTACTAATCACCTCATCTATTATTTATTCTGGGTGATCGGTCTGCGATGTTAAACTACTATTTTTTCCGCACCATATTTTCGTAAGGTGCGGTTAAATTTTATATACCTTGATAACAAAAACAGATAAATCTTCTAACCCAGTTTTACAAAGAAGTCTTGCAAATCGGTTTACCTTGAATCCAATTTTTTGTAGTAAAAAACAAGGAAAACAAGCAATTGAAGAAATAAGCACAATGATAATTAATGCAATACCTTCCCAAAAAGTTGGCTTCCATCCCCACATATAAATCACCC